GTAAATAATCATGCAAATAATCGGATATGTATTACTCATGCTAATACAGGGTTCTGCTGTGCCTGTAACGGAAGATATTTATACGCAATCGGAATGCAATAAACGTGCTGAATATTTAATGTCAGTGAGGAATGTTGATGTTGTTTGTGGAGAGGTGATTCGTGGAAGTAATGACAGATAAAGAATTAGTTGATGTAGCAATAATATTGGCTGGTAAGTTTTATTCAATGATGGGGTATTCACATAGAGAGGGTTTTAAATACTGGGAATCACCTCACCCACAAGAAAGACTGGTCTTTGATATGGCTTGTGAAGCATTGGAAATAATTAGAGGCTCCAATGTAATGGATGCGATTGATAATATGGAAGATGAAAATGAATAAATACACCGAACTATCTGATTTCGAGATTAATAAAAAGGTTGCTGAAGCGTTAGGTTTGCTACCACATTTATTTATTGCGAGCGATGTAGGTAAGTTGATTTGGAATGTTCCCTCAAACCATAATTACGGAGATATAATAAGCCAAAAAGGGTGTGAGTTGGATTTTTGCTGCACAGTAAATAATGCGTGGGTAATTATCAATGCATATGGAATTAGTCTTGTATATCAAGATAGGAAGTTCCAGTTTGCAACTAATGACGGAAATATAGAGTGCATCGTTAGCAATCCATTAAAAGCTGCAATGATTATTTTCTTGCACATGAAGGATGCGGAGAATGAAAAAGTATGACTTAATTCTCGCTGACCCGCCTTGGTCTTACAATAACAAAGTATCAAATGGCGCAGCAGATAACCATTACAACACCACCGACTTATATTCCCTCTCTCGATTACCAATAGAAAAACACTCCTCTAAAAATGCCGTACTGTTTATGTGGTACACAGGCAACTTTGCACTCGAAGCAATCAAATTAGCCGAAGCGTGGGATTTTAAAGTTAAAAACATGTTCGGGTTCGCATGGGTTAAATTAAATAAAAATGCAGGAGATAGAATAAATAAAAAACCACCAGAAGATTTCTTTGACTTCATGGAAATATTAAACAATGAGACGAAAATTAATTGCGGTAATTATACCCGTCAAAATGTCGAAATGTGTTTAATAGCCACTCGAGGAAATGGATTACTTCGTAAGTCTGAAAGTGTGAGGCAAGTTATTTATTCGTGCTTAGGTGAACATAGCGAGAAACCAAAAGAAATACATCATCGTTTAGAGGAATTATACGGAGATGTTCCTCGACTCGAATTATTCGCTCGTGAGAAATACGGTGATTGGGATGTATATGGCGACCAAGCGGAAGAAAGTATTCAATTAATATAGGTGAATTATGGACATTATCGACTCAGCAAATGAAACAAACGAACTGTATATTCAAGTGTCATTATCAAATCGCAAGGTAGCAATTAAATCATATAACGGAATGTGTATCTGGTGTCACGAAGAACCGGTCGCACCTAATAGCGCATACTACAGTAAAGATTGCGGAGATGACCATGAGCAATATAAACGGAAGAATGGATAGGAGAATGAAAATGACTAACTCAGATTTAATTGTAGAAAAGGATGTTTATGAATGGATCGGCGTTAAGCGAACTGCACTGTGGCGATTGAAGAAAGAGTGTGGATTTCCTAAGCCAGTCCTGTCTCGACCAGCAAAATATAAAAAATCAGCGATACAGCAATGGATAGATAACGGTGGAATTAACCAGAAGCCAGCTTCTTAACATGCCAGAATATTTTATCTGCATACATCTCATAAGCGCTTCTCTGATCATCTATCCAATCATGTTTGTTGTAAACAGCCATTACCCCGCCAAGTTCATGCCCCAGCATCTTTTCTGTCACATGGGGCATCACGCCTTCACTAGATAGGTTAGTCACAATAGAACGTCTAAAGTCATGTGTACGCCACTCAGGAATATCAATTGATTTTCTAAGCTTATTCATGAATTTATTAGCTGACGACCTATCTATCGCTTTATCTATCTCCTGTCCGGCAAATAAAATCTCATTACCGTTATTTAGTAACCTTTCTATATATGGCTCGACCTGTTTGAATATTGGGCGCCTAATAATATTACCCATTTTTGAGTGCTCTCTTGGCGTTGTCCAGATCATATCTTCCATGTTGAATTCAGAGGCGTTTGCCAGCCTCATCTCAGAAAGACGAGAGCCATACAGCATTAGCATCTGATGAAGCAGTTTATTGGAAGTGACTATTTTACAGTTTTCCAAAGCAAGCCAGATTTTGGCGAGCTCTGTGTACGTAAGAACTCGATCGCCAACATCGGGCCTCTTGCCAATAGTTTTAGGGCTTAACTTAAGTACTTCACAAGATGAAATAAACTGACGACTAATACACCAGTTAATAACAGATCTGAGTTGCATCAAAAGTACCCTAGCTTTCTTTGGGTTTACCTTTTCTTGCCTATCGAAAAATTTAACCCACGATGAAATGGGTACATCAGCAACAGGAGTATTTGAAAATTGTGTGTACATCGTGTTGTACACGATCGACTTATATAATGTTTTGGTGTTCGGTTTTAGCTGTGACGCATATTTATCCCACCAGTAGTCTAGGCAATCTTTTAGTGATGCCTCAGTCTCACCTTTTGAAAAATATATTTTGGGGTCAATCCCTTTAGTGTACAATTCACGCATATCTCCAATAATGACCCTAGCCTCTTTTAGGGATATTGCTGGATAGTGGCCGACAGTCAACCTGACAGCCTTACCATTCCAGCGATATCTATATTGAAATGCTATTGTTCCGTTAGGGGATATGCGAGCGCTAAGGCCGTCACCATCGGTTAACTCTGGTTTTCCTGAGTATGGTTTATTGAAAAGGCTTCTTAGTTTGGTGTCGCTTAATGCCATGGCTTTATCTCATGTACACAATGAATATTCCGTTAATGTACTCAATATGTACAAAATGGCAAGCGAACTAAGACATAAAGCATAAAAACACAAGAAAACATAAAAGAACAAAAATGAACTAACAACTTGATTCATTCACCACAAAAACGGTACTATACGGACACTGAGAAACAGTTAAGCACCCTCTCGCAAAATGTTCCCTTAGTTAAATGGATATAACGAGCCCCTCCTAAGGGCTAGTTACAGGTTCGATTCCTGTAGGGAACGCCAATTATAACAACCTATCATTTTACCCACTGCTTATTCTTGCTATAAAGAATAGGTTCTTTATTAACAACACCCAATGAGAGTTTGGTGATTTAATAAAGCCTTATCAAAAATAATAACCTTTATTGTCGATAATTTGGCCTAAATTCCTATTTCACTGTCTGCACCACAGAAGTAAATCAAATCTATATTCGGTAGCTTATATCACCTGTTATGGACAGGAGAATTTAAATGATACTTTGGCTGATCTCTTTTGGCTTAATTTCAGGTATTACTACATGGTTATTTGGTTTTGGCGGTGGTTTTGTTACTGTGCCCCTACTCTATACTTTGATTCTTACACTTTGGGCTGGTGATAGTTTAGCGGGTGAACATGCTATGCAAATTGCTGTGGCTACCTCTGCGCTCATTATGTTGTTTTCCGCTATTATTACGACCCTAAAACACCATAAGGCGAAAAAAATAGATTGGAAATTAATTATGATCTTATTTTGGGGGATTGCATTCGGTGGGATCTTCGGTGCCTTACTTGCCTCATCCGTCCAAGGTGAATGGATCCGATGGATTTTTATTGGCTATCTATTCCTTACTATCTTAGATTGCTATTTTCGCCCCGGATTTATGGCGCCACGCAAAGAAATACAAAAAGTAACCAACAAAAAAGAAGCGTTAACTGGCACTATTATTGGCATTATTGCAGCTTTTTTAGGTGTAGGTGGAAGTGTTATGACCGTACCTTTATTACGCCGTAGAGGTATGTCAATGACTCAATCGGCTGCCATGGCAAACACATTGACATTCCCTTTAGCATTAACGGCAACACTCACTTATATCTTATTGTCTTTCACTACCCCGTTAGGGGATAGCGCTGGATTTGTTGGCTATATTTGGATAAAAGCAGCCGTTATTCTAATCTGTAGTACATGGATAGGATTAAAAATAGCTGAACGTTTTTTATCACGTATACCGGATAAATGGCATGCGAGAGTTTATCCGCTGTTATTGATATTGGTGTTAGTCGTTATGCTGAACTAACCCGCTAACATACCTCTGGACAAGGCAATTCTTATCTATCTGTATTGCCTTTAATATTTCACACAAAAGTGAAATTGTTACATTTACTCGACTCAATAGTAGCGTATTTTGACACCCTAGATACAACCCAATAACCATT